ACGGTGCCCTCTGGGGCCCGTATACGGCTTGTGAGCAACAACAATCTTCCACTGAACGTTATGAAGAGAGCGGTGGAAGTTGCTAAGCATCGATTTGTTCCTGAGAGTATTACATTCTTGAACAGGGCCGCGGGTCAAAGAGGGAGCATTGATGCTTCCGGCCGCGGCTTTTTTAAAGAAAATCTTCGAGATATTTCTGTACAAGAAAGATTGATGAAAGAGTATCTAAAAGACTACGAAGCGTCAGGTGAAATGATAGACCGCGTCAACAATCTAAATCAGAAATATAACAAGCTGGCCGAGGCCACAGAAGATGTAGCAAGAAACATTAACTGGAAGCTAAACAATTTTGAATGGGACAACTTATTCAACTATGGTGAGAATAATAGAGTTGATTTCGAAAAACTAAACGGCATCGTTGGAATTTTTGGAAAGAACTTTTCTGGCAAGTCTAGTATTGTTGATGGTCTCCTTTATACTATGTTTAATACAACATCAAAAAATGAGCGCAAGAACCTAAATGTAATCAACCAGCATAAATTAAGTTGCGCTGGGAAAGTAGAACTTCAAATAGGTGATAAAGTATATACAATCGATCGTCGTTCAGAGAAATATGTTAAGAAGCTAAAGGGCGAAGTAACCGATGAGGCCAAGACCGATTTGGATTTTGATTATTTCGATCCTATTATGAGTGAGAACCACAGCCTTAACGATACTACCAGGATGAAAACCGATGCGGCTATTCGTAAACATTTTGGCACGATAGAAGATTTTCTCTTAACATCGATGTCGTCTCAATTAGATTCGCTCTCTTTCATCAAAGAGGGATCTACACGCCGCAAAGAGATACTAGCCAAGTTTTTAGATCTTGAGGTGTTTGAGAAGAAATACAAGCTTGCGAAGGAAGACAGCGCCGATCTAAAGGGGGTGCTGCGCAGGATTGGAGATCGCAATTTTGAAGAGGATATAAATGACGCCAAAGAAGAAATTAAAAAAACCAACGGGCAGCTTGCGGAACAAGAAGAAAGATGCGACAGAGTAAAAGATGAGATTGAGGTAAAAGATGGCCAGCTGGACGAGGTAAATGAACTAATTGATTCAATTCCCCACGAGGTGGTTGACATTATCGATGCTGAACAAAGGAAAGCTGAGCTAAAGTCCAACCTATCCGCAGCCCAGGAACATAACAAAGAGCGTGGTGAAAAAATACAAGAACTTAAAAGTGTTATTGGGAACCTGGATGAACTCATTAATAGATTTGATATTGACGATTTAGACGAGAAGCAAAACTTGATCGACATAAAGCAGGAGGAGATGGAGTCTATAGTTGGGGAAGCAAGACTGCTTCAAAAGGATTATAATACTAAGAGTACAAAACTTAAGTTACTAGATGAGGTCCCATGCGGGAACGAGTATCCGCAATGTAAATTTATTCATGATGCTCACAAAGCAAAGAAAGAAGCACCCGAGCTACAAACCAAAATACTTGAGAGCGTGAAAGAAGCAAAAGAACTTAAAAAGTTTTTAGAAGAACTAAACCCCACTAAGGTGGCCGCTAAGCGTAAAAAGTATGATGAACTAGGGACAACGCGGAATGTAAACGAAAGCGATCTTAAGGATTTGCAGCTTTCATATGCGAGAGAAAAGAATAAGATTGTATCATATGAAAGTGAACTCGACAGTCTTGCAATAAAGATCGCAGAGTATAAAGACAATCGAGAGAATATAGAAAACTTTGAACATCTTGCGACTCAGCGCCAGGAAGTCCTGGACGCAATGCAGGGTCTTATAGCTGAACACAAGATATGCCAGAATATGGTTTTNGAATATTATAANCTTAAAGGTTCTTTGGAACAAAAGTTAACCAANTTGATGGAACAACAAAAAGAACTTAAAGACATTCAACAAGAATATGCCGCTTACGATCTTTATATGAGGTGTATGCATTCTAATGGTATTGCCTACGATATTATCAAGAAACAATTGCCGGCAATTAATGATGAAATAGCGAAGGTTCTGGCCAACATTGTTTCTTTTGAGGCGTTTTTTGAAGATGACGGGAAGCGGCTAAATATTTTTATCAAGCACCCCAGGCACGAACCTAGACCTTTAGAGATGGGGTCCGGCGCAGAGAAAACAATTGCCGCAATGGCTATTCGCTTGGCGTTGTTGAGTGTTTCTAATCTTCCAAAGGGGGATATCTTTATTCTCGATGAACCGGGAACATCACTCGATGCCGATAACATGGAGGGGTTCATTCGTATCCTTGATTTGATCAAGTCTTTTTTCAAAACAGTAATATTGATATCGCATCTTGATAGCCTAAAGGACTGTGTAGACACCCAAATTATAATTGATAAAAAGGGCATTTATGCCCATGTCGAAGTGTAGCTGCCGTCTTTCTTTTTATTTACTAATTAAATAGAAGGGAGGGTGTTATGAAACATTTGATTGATAAGGGGCTAAGCAAAGTTGTTTCTCGTAAGCTGTTGGCGTGGGCTACGGCGACATGCTTATTGGGATTTGCCGATCTTTCATCGGGCGACTGGACCATGATTACGGTTGTGTATATTGGTACACAGGGGGTTGTTGACACAGTGGCTAGACTAAAGGGAGTGCCGTAGTGAAGTGGTTAACTATTAAAACGTTCCTAAAGAAGGCTTGGGTGTGGACTAAGGCCCATTGGTGGGCCCCTGTTCTATTTTTATTGATGGTTGTGGGGCTGCTACTTTTTGCCCTCACCAGGAATTCAGCTTTTTTGGCTGCGGTGATAGATGCGTATGAAGGTTCGCGCGAAAGTTATAAAAAAGAGATTGAAATCCTTAATGAAACCCACAAAAAAGAGGCCGAAGAAAAAAGTAAAGCTTTAGAAGAATATAATAAGAACCTTAAGGTCTTAGAAGAAGAATATGCAAGCCGTAATGAAACACTGGACTCTGAAAAAAAGAAGGAACTTAAAAAGCTTGTTGAAGAAAGCTATAATGATCCTGACATGTTGGCGAGAGAGCTAGCTAAATTGTACGGACTAGAGAATGGCTAGAAAATTATTATCATTAGTAATCATTTTTAATCTTGTATTTCCCTCTTATGCTTTTGGAGAGGGAGATGAGTCTCCCGCTGAGTATGATATCGTTTCACTGGAAGCCGGCGACCCTGCACCATTTGATGGAGTCCTATTATCGCTGGACGCCGCGGCAAAGATCGCCGTAGATAAGAAATTTGAGGGCGCTGAGTGCGATTTACGTATTGGATATGAGCTTCATCTCCAAGAACAGCGCTATGAATTACAGTTAAATTACAAGGACATAGAAATAAAGTCATGGGAATCACGCCATGAACAGATGATGATTCTTAAAACACTAGAGAATGATAGACTTTATGACCTACTAACGAAACAAAAGCCCTCTAAAGAGCCATGGCTCGTAGCACTGGGATTTGGAATAGGTACTTTAACTTCGTTGGGAATCTTTGCTTTATCAACGGAAATAGTTAAGTGACCATCCCGCAGGTAGCATCTGTCGAGGCTTTATTACACTTTCTCCAAAAACATTTAGAGGCTGTATCGTTTAGTACCACGTGGGAGGGGAGCTCCCAGGCGATTAGCCACAATGTTGAAACAATTGTTCAATTTGATACGGAGACGGCTGCAGCAAACCCGCCCGCTTCCTACCCCGCGTTTATCGGAACTGGTTATGACGCTACTACTTATAAGTATAGAGCCCCATATGCTGGAAGATATTATTTTTATACTAGCGTTGTGTGGTATAATATGGCGGCAACTCTTGATTATACTATTTTATATTTAAACCACACGGGCGACGGGGGCACCGGAACGACCCAGTCCTCCGAACTCGCGTACGCCCCCGGCGGACTTACGGGCGCAGCGGGAGAGGACTTTACTCAGCAGGGCGCCGCCATATTAGATTTGTCCAAAGGCGATCTCGTCTACGTCAGCGCGCTGTACTTCGACGCCGCGGTCGCCACGGAACACATCATCGGCGCCGCCGACGCGCGTTATACTCAATTTTTTGGCTATAAGATCTAGAGTGGCCGGATCATGACAGATAAAGATCCCAATTACATTCCCAAGTTAGAGAAAGCGATCGCACAAAAGTATGGCGCCGAAGCCGTGGACAATCCACGCAAGTTTTGGGACGAGATCAAAGAACAACAATACATTGAACAATCTAAGCTTTTGGTAGAAAAAGCCCGAAAAAGTGAAGCACAAGTTGAGAAAGTAGAAACAGACGGATTTTTAATAAACAAAAAACTACTTAATAAGGATACAAATAGGCTTTGTTCTGTTTGTGATAAGTATTCGTTTGATGTGGGTGACAATCTTTATATGAACAAATATGAATGTTGTCACATTTGTTACGTTAAATGGATAGAAAGCCGGGAAGAACGTTGGGCATCCGGATGGCGCCCAGAGAAGGAGAATTAATTAATGGCTACCACACTAGAAATCATTCGGGGAATCGCCCAGGCCGCAGCCAATGCTTATGATGGCTCGCACGATGCTTCCCTTAATGCTGACGAAAGACCGCGCAAGGCCGGACTTAAGAGAGAAGAGGGACATCTTATTAATGACCGTCGAGTATCGGACGGGTTCCATATACAATTTAATGGTCCCCTATTAAAAATTGTTTACAGCTCCGAGATCAGACTTCAAGATGTAGCCAAAAAAGGTTTTGAAAATGAGATGGTTTCTATGATTGGGAAGGTAGCCTCCTTCCTCAAAAAAGAATATAAGGTGGTTACAGGCAACAGCCTTACTCTCACTAAAACAGGTGAGCCCGACGTCTTAGTACAAAAGCTTTCAAATTATCGTACCGATGTCCGCGCCATGCAGGATTATAAAATCGGCGGAATTGAGAACGTTGATGAAGTAGAAGCACCTGCCAAGGGGGGGCTTGACAAGGCCATCCGCGACTGGCTAGCTCTCGGCCCGGGCAACAAGCGACCCAAGAACGACACACGCAAGGGTAAGTAAACGGGTGTTATGGGTTATCAGCTTACAAAGCAGGAGATTCTGAAAGAGGTAATAAAGTCTGGCAAAGAGCCTGTACATTTCATTACCAACTATTGTAAGATTTCCCACCCACAGAAAGGGCTCNTCCCTTTTAAAACTTATGATTTTCAGGACGATCTCCTAAAAGATTTTAATGATTATCGTTTTAACGTTGTCTTAAAAGCTAGACAACTTGGAATTTCTACTATAACAGCGGCATACGTGGTGTGGCTAATGCTGTTCCATCGCGATAAAAATATTTTAGTTGTAGCTACCAAGCTTCAAACGGCGACAAATCTTGTTCGCAAAGTTAAGAAGATAATGAAACAACTCCCGCCTTGGATGAGAATTTCTGAAATTAATATTGATAATCGAACCTCATTCGAACTTACGAATGGCTCTCAAATTAAGGCATCTTCCACCTCTGTTGATGCCGGCCGCTCCGAGGCGCTGTCTCTCTTGGTAATTGATGAGGCCGCCCATGTAGAGTCGCTAGATGAATTGTGGACTGGTCTCTATCCTACCTTATCTACTGGTGGTCGATGCATAGCCCTATCAACCCCTAACGGAGTTGGAAACTGGTTTCACAAAACTTGCGTCGATGCCGAAGCAGGCACTAATCCGTTCCATATGACCACGCTTCTGTGGGATGTACATCCTGATCGCGATCAATTATGGTATGAAAAAGAAACGTTGAATATGTCTAGACGCCAGATTGCACAAGAGCTGGAGTGCAACTTTAATGTTTCGGGGGAGACGGTTATTCATCCTGATGATATAATCTATTATCTAGAAAAGACCAAAGAACCTAAATATCGTACCGGGTTCGATCGCAACTATTGGATTTGGGAAGAATATCAGGAAGAGAGTTCATATCTTCTTTCGGCAGATATTGCCAGAGGAGATGGACAAGACAATTCAGCCTTTCATATTTTTAAGTTAGAGACCATGGAAATAGTAGCAGAATATATTGGCAAACCAAATCCTGATGATTATGCAGATATATTATATAACGCCGGAAAAGAATATGGAACTTGTATGATAGTTGCTGAAAATAATAATATAGGATTTGCTGTACTTAATAAACTGAAAGATAAGGACTATAATAATATTTATCATTCTACGAAGTCTTCTCATGATTATGTTGATCCCCTCCAGGCACAATGGATGTCAAATATCGTTCCCGGATTTACAACATCGTCTAAAACAAGGCCACTAGTGATAGCAAAAATGGAAGAGTTTATGAGGAACAAACTAATTAAGATTAACTCTAATCGTTTGATATCAGAGATGAAAACATTTATTTGGCATAATGGCCGAGCGCAGGCGATGAGAAGCTATAATGATGATTTGGTTATGTCATTTGCAATTGGGTGCTGGGTAAGAGATACAGTTTTGATTGAGAACCAAAGATTAGTAGAATATAATAAAAACGCGTTGTTATCGATGTCAACTTCTACACGGACAATAAACACCACTATTCCCGGGATGATTGGATACAAGAAGCACAGCGAAGAAACTCGACAACAGGAAGCCAAACAGTTCAATGAGCAATATGCGGCGATCATTAAAGGATAGATAAATGGCCGACAATAAAAAAACAGACCACAAGAATAACCCCAGAAATCCGGCGTCGCCCCTTTTCAAGAGGCTAACTCGACTCTTTTCCGGGCCTCTCATTAACTACCGCGCGCAGTTTACACGCGAGGAACGTCGGTCGGCCCTCGATAAGTATCAATACAACTTTAAGAGTGCCAGCGGCCAACAGTTTAAGCGCTCTGCTGACAATCTTTCTCGCAATTATAATATGATGACGTCCGCAGCAATGCGGAATCAAAACCGTAATGAACGTTATATCGATTTTGATCAAATGGAGTACATGCCAGAGATCGCATCTGCAATGGATATATACGCGGACGAAATGACCACCTCTAACGAATTCAACAAGCTTATTAAAATTGATTGCCGCAATGATGAGATTAAAACTATTTTAGAAGCACTTTTTTATGATGCCCTTAACATTGAATTTAATGCATTTGGCTGGGCGCGCACCATGTGTAAGTATGGAGATTTCTTTTTATACCTAGATATTGATGAAGTGCTAGGAATTAAAAGTGTTATCGGATTGCCATCGGGAGAGGTTGAACGACTAGAGGGTCAAGATCCTACGAACCCTAATTATGTTCAATACCAGTGGAATTCGGCGAACATGACATTTGAGAACTGGCAGTGTGCACATTTTAGAATTTTAGGTAATGACAAACACGCTCCTTATGGAACTTCGGTTCTAGATCCCGCACGCCGAATTTGGCGCCAATTGGTATTAATTGAAGATGCAATGCTAGCATATCGTGTTGTGCGGGCCCCCGAGCGACGCGTGTTCAAAATTGATGTAGGAAATATTCCGCCTCAAGATGTAGAGCAATATATGGAAAAGGTGAAGACGTCGCTGAAACGAAACGCCTTGGTCAATCCCGACACTGGTAGAGTTGATTTACGTTATAATCCTTTATCCGTTGAGGAAGATTATTTTGTTCCAATGCGAGGTGGAGTTGGGTCTGATATTACCACTCTCGCCGGCGCTGCTAGTTTAAATGATATTGACGATGTAAAATATATTCGTGACAAACTCTTCTCGGCGATCAAGATCCCTCATTCTTATCTAACTATGACAGAGGGCGGTGACGAAGACAAGACGACTTTGGCACAAAAGGATGTTCGGTTCGCCCGCACTATCCAGAGGCTTCAGCGCGCTTTTATGTCCGAGCTAGAAAAAATTGCAGTGGTTCACTTGTTTACGCTGGGCTATCGCGGCCAGGACTT